AACAAAGCAGCAACCTCCCGCGAGATGCTGCAAAGATTACAACTAAGTTATGAAAATCTCCCCAAATGGCTCCAGCAAGGAATCCTCCAATGGAACAGGGGAAGTCTGGAACTGGAGAATGGCAGTAAAATCATGGCTGCCTCTACTAGCTCTAGTGCCGTCAGGGGCATGTCTTTTAATGTCATTTTTCTGGACGAATTCGCGTTTGTTCCGAACCACATTGCTGATCAGTTCTTTTCATCTGTCTATCCTACTATATCTTCTGGTAAAAGCACAAAGGTAATTATCATCTCCACGCCACACGGGATGAATATGTTTTACAAGTTATGGCATGATGCAGAACTTAGTAAGAACGAATATATACCAACAGAAGTTCATTGGTCTGCAGTTCCTGGTAGAGATGCTGCATGGAAAGAGCAGACAATTAAGAACACTTCAGAGCAACAGTTCAAGGTTGAGTTTGAATGTGAGTTCCTTGGTTCTGTTGATACATTGATTGCTCCAAGTAAGTTGAGGACGATGCCGTATGCAGATCCTATTGCACAAAATAAGGGTCTTTCCATTTATAAACGAGTTGAACCCGAACATAATTATATCATAACGGTTGATGTTGCCCGTGGTACAAGTCAAGATTATTCAGCATTCTGTGTTATGGATACTACTACAGTGCCATACGAAATGGTTGCTAAGTATAAAAACAATGAGATTAAACCTATTATCTTCCCCAATGTTATTATAGATGTAGCAAGAAATTATAACCATGCATATATTTTATGTGAGGTAAATGATATTGGCGGACAGGTTGCAGATATTATTCAGTTTGATTTGGAGTATGAGAATCTATTGATGGTAGCAATGCGCGGTCGTGCAGGACAACAACTTGGTCAAGGATTCTCTGGTAAGAAGACGCAACTGGGTGTCAAGATGTCAACTGCGGTAAAGCAGGTTGGATGCTCAAATCTTAAAGCATTGATTGAAGAAGACAAACTCATCATTCCAGATTATGATACTATCGCAGAACTCACTACATTTATTGTAAAAGGTCAATCATTTGCTGCAGAAGATGGTTGTAATGACGATCTTGCTATGTGTCTGGTTATTTTTGCCTGGATGGCAATGCAGGAATATTTTAAACAGATGCATGATAATGATGTAAGACAACGCATCTATGATGACCAAAGAGAAAACATTGAACAAGACATGGCACCGTTCGGATTTATGTCAGATGGATTGGAGGATGATCATATTGTTGATGCTCAGGGTGATGTGTGGCAGATCGCGGAATACGGCGATAAGTCCTACATGTGGGAGTTCCAGTGAGTTTTCAAAAATATAAATAATCTTAGACAACCGATGTTGACATCAATCTAGGAGATTTAAACAATGGCAGCTAATCAATCATCGCCAGGTGTAGTCGTTCAGGAAAGAGACCTGACGACTATCACCACTCTATCTACCGCCAATACTGGAGTAATTGCAGCACCTTTTGAAATGGGTCCTGTTGAAGAAATCGTAACTATCTCCAGTGAGAGGCAACTTGAAGAAATTTTTGGCAAACCAAATGATTCTAACTATGAGTATTGGTATACTGCTGCTCAGTTTCTTTCCTATGGTGGCGTACTTAAGACCGTTCGTGTAACTTCGGATGTTTTGAAGAATGGTGTTAATACTGGAACAGCACCTCTGATTAAGAACTTCCAAGACTATGAAACTAACTACGAAACTGCAAACAATACCTGGACTTGGGCAGCAAAAACTCCTGGAACAAAGGGAAATTCAATTGGTATCTTTGTAACTGATTCTGGTGCTGATCAGATCGCAGTTATCCCCGCACCTGGTTCAGGTAATGAGTTTGAATATGTTGCTGATGAAGCGGTTACTGCAGCATCAGGTGCTGCTGGTAAGGTTTTCAAGTACAGCATTCTTCTCACTGTAGATACTATTGTTGGCACATTCGTTCCTGGTACAGCAACTACAATTTCTATTAGTGGTTCTGACGAATCAGTTGATGTTCTTGCATGGGATGCTGTCAACAAGAAACTAGAAATTGGTCTTCCTGCTGGTGGTATTACTGGTATTATTTCGGATGGTCAAGTAATTACTCAGGGATCTAATACTGCTGCTATCGATACAACTATCGAGCGTCGTTTATATGTTGCTCTGAATAAAGACAGTATTGAATTTGCTGCTGCAGATTCAGTTACTGACACTAACAGTAACGCTGCAGTTGTAACTTCAGTTCGTTCTGAGTATGCCGAGCGTGAGTATCTTCCTGGAGTAAAATGGATTAACGTTGGTCCTCGTCCTGGTACTTCTAAGTTTGCTTTGGATAGTGGTGGATTCCGCGATGAAATGCACATCGTTGTTGTTGATGTTGATGGTAAGATTACTGGTACACCTGGTGCTCTTCTTGAGCGTTTCATTGGAATTTCTAAAGGATCTGACGCCAAGACTTCTGTTGGTGAAACCAACTATTATGTTAATGTTCTGAAGGCACGATCTGAGTATCTCTTCTGGGGTGAACATGAGACTGGTCTCTTCAGTGCAACAGCAACTGCATCCGATGGAAACTGGGGTCTCACCTCACAGGGCAGACAGTTTAATCTTCTACGTTCTACTGCTGGTACTGTCGATTACCCTGCTGCTCAGACAACTGTTGGTTCAAAGAATAACTCCACTTTCTATTATCGTCTTATTAATGGTGCTGACTATTCAGCATCTGGTGGTGTATATACAGTAACTAATACTGATATTGCTTCTGCATACGAATTGCTTGAGGATCCAGAATCTCAGACCATTGATTTTATCTTAACTGGTCCTTCTGGTACTAACGATGCCGAAGCAATTGCTAAAATTAGTTCTTTGGCAAATATTGTTGAAGAGCGTCGTGATTGTATGCTGTTTGTATCGCCCCGTCGCGGTAACATTATTGGTTTAAGTAACGCTACTACAATTACCAATAATATTGTTTCATTCTTTGACCAACTACCAAGTTCTTCTTACATTGTTTTTGATTCTGGTTATAAGTACATCTACGATAAGTACAATGATGTTTATCGTTATGTCCCTTGTAACGGTGATGTTGCTGGTCTTTGCTTACAGACAACCGAAACCTCAGAACCTTGGTTCTCTCCTGCAGGTTTCCAGCGTGGAGTCTTGAGAAATGCAATCAAACTTGCATATACTCCCAATAAGACTCAGCGTGATAATCTGTATGCTGCTCGTGTCAATCCTATTGTTGCTTTCCCTGGTCAAGGCGTTGTTCTTTACGGAGATAAGACGGCACAAGGTTTTGCATCCGCATTTGATAGAATCAATGTTCGTCGCTTGTTCCTCACTATCGAGAGAGTTGTCAGTGGTGCTGCTAAGGCGCAACTGTTTGAACAGAATGATGCAGCTCAGCGTTCACTGTTCCTCAATATTGTCGAACCTTACATGCGTGAAGTACAAGGTCGTCGTGGCGTTACAGACTTCTTAGTCAAGTGTGATGATGACAACAATCCTTCTGAAGCAGTTGATCGTGGTGAGTTCTATGCAGAAATTTTTGTGAAACCCACCCGTACAATTAACTACATTACTCTTACCTTCACGGCAACCAGAACTGGTGTTTCGTTTACTGAAGTTGCTTCCTGATAATAGTTAACATAACTAAGAGACCTTACGGGGTCTCTTTTTTTTGCTTCAAAATATTAATTGTAATAAATATTAGGGACAGAGACACCTGAGCAAAAAACAATGGCAAAAAGAGGAACTATTGACGATTTTAAAGCAAACGTCGCTTCGGACTTTGCGCGTCCTAATTTATTCCAGGTAGATCTTGCATTCCCGTCAGGAATTATTAATAATGCAAGTCTGGTTAATCTTGGTAAATTTACTGTTCGTGCAGCAAATCTCCCTTCGTCTCAGATTGGAGTGATTGAAGTTCCCTTCAGAGGAAGAGTTCTGAAGATTGCAGGAGACAGAACCTTCGAACCCTGGACGATTACTATTCAAAACGATAGTAATTTCGGATTGCGTAATGCGTTTGAACTCTGGGCATCGAGCATTCAGGCATACAACGAGAACTTTACATCCGCTGCTGGTCTTGGTGACGCAGACGATTCAACGGGTTACTTTGCTGATATGAAAGTGCATCAGTTGGCGCGTGATATTAAGGATGGAAACAGACCAAAAGTTCTTAAGTCCTACAAGTTTTATAATATTTTCCCAAGCAATATTGCTGCAATTGATCTGGACTACGGCAACAATGATGCGATTGAAGAGTTTACTGTAGAACTACAAGTTCAATATTGGACTCCCTTAAACAGGGGAAAGAATGATTGATAAATAGATCAGAATCAGTTAACTTAGAATTATAATGTCGCAGCTCTTTGGATACTCACTTGAAAGAGCGAAGAAGGTCCCCAAGGGGCCTTCTTTTGTTCAAAAAGATAATATGGATGGTTCGCAACCTGTAGTTGGTGGCGGATACTATGGTTATTCTGTTGATTTTGATGGAGCTGTCCGAAATGATTATGAATTAATCTCTCGTTATAGGGAGATGATTCTTCAACCAGAATGTGATAGTGCGGTTGATGATATTGTCAATGAAACTATTTGTGGTAATTTTGATGATGTCCCTGTTGAGTTAGAACTCTCTAATCTAAGGGTATCGGATAGAATTAAAAAATTGATGAGAGAAGAATTCAATGAGGTTCTTCGTCTCCTCGATTTCGAAAATCGTTCCTATGAAATTTTTCGTAGGTGGTATGTTGATGGAAGACTTTTTTACCATAAGGTAATTGATCCTAAAAATCCAAACGCAGGTCTGGCAGAACTTCGTTATATTGATCCTCGCAAGATTCGTAAGGTAACTGAGTATGAGCAGAAGAAACCTGAGCAAATGCGTGGAGCGGATTTAAATACTCAACTAACACAAAAAACAGCAGATTACTTTTTATATAATCCAAAAGGATTGAAGAACTCTACTAATCAGGGTATGAAAATTACCACAGATTCAATTACTTATTGCCACTCAGGTATTCAGGACCTGAACAAAAACATGACTCTTAGTCACCTTCATAAGGCGATTAAGGCAGTTAACCAACTGAGAATGATTGAAGATTCTCTGGTTATCTATCGTTTAAGTAGAGCACCTGAGCGTCGTATTTTTTATATTGATGTAGGTAATCTACCTAAGAATAAAGCGGAACAATACCTTCGTGAGGTAATGAGTCGTTATAGGAATAAAATGGTCTATGATGCAAACACTGGCGAGATTAAGGACGATAAGAAATTTATGTCTATGCTGGAAGACTTCTGGCTTCCTAGACGTGAAGGCGGTAGAGGCACAGAGATTTCTACGCTTCCAGGAGGACAAAATCTTGGAGAACTTGAAGATGTAAAATACTTCCAGAAAAAACTATACAAAGCACTCAATGTACCTGGTTCCCGTTTAGAAACGGAAACAACTTTTAATATTGGTCGTGCTGCTGAAATTACTCGTGATGAAGTTAAGTTCCAGAAATTTATTGCACGTCTTCGCAAAAGATTTTCAGAACTTTTTATGGATCTTTTAAAGAGTCAATTAGTTCTTAAGGGTATTATTACTCTTGAGGAATGGGAGGAGATGAAGACTCATGTTCAATTTGATTATGTTGCGGATAACTATTTCACAGAACTAAAAGAAATTGAGATTCGCAATGAGCGTATGAATCAAGTTGCATCAATGGATCCGTATGTTGGAAAATACTTTAGTGTTGAGTACATGCGTCGTCAAGTTCTAAAACAAACTGATATAGAGATTAAGGATATTGATGATCAAATCAAATTTGAGTTGGAATCAGGTATTATTGCTGATCCTATGGCAGAAATGGATCCCGCTATGGCTGCTGGCGGTGAAGGTGGAGCACCAGCAGCAGAAGTAGCACCTAACGAGCAAGAGTCCGCAGTTAATGCGGCAGATGCTCGAAGAGGAGAATTTTAAATTACTAAATAATACTACAGTGGGAATACATTATGCCTAGTGATATTGCAAATCAAATTGTTAAACAAGTCTTTGGTGATGATAAAGCATCAGCAATTGATTCAATCAATGATGCTTTAGGTTCTGCTACATATGATGCAATTCAAGCGAGAAAGATTGAATTTGCAAAAAATGTGGGATTTGATTTGGGTGATACTGGTCAGGATGATGCGGATGAAATTTCTGCAGAATTGCCTGATAATTCTGAAACCCCAAACGTTGAGGACGATCAATCCGAACCTCCCGTTGCTGAATTAGAACAACCACCCGAAGAAGAAAATGAAACTGATAGCTGAAGAAATTACTCAAGTAGATTTTCTGTGTGAGGAGAATGAAGGTAAGAAAAATTACTTCATCGAAGGTATTTTCTTACAGGCAGAACTCCAGAATCGCAATGGTCGCATGTACAAGTTACCAACTTTACAGCGCGAAGTTGCTAAATACAGCGAGAACTACATTCAAAAGGGGCGTGCTCTTGGAGAATTAGGTCACCCAGATGGTCCTTCCATCAATCTCGATAGAGTGTCACATAAGATTGAATCGCTCAAAGAAGACGGAAATAATTTCGTTGGAAGAGCGAAGATTCTTGATACACCTATGGGTAACATTGCTAAGAATCTTTTGGATGAAGGCGTTAGACTTGGCGTTTCTTCCAGAGGTATGGGTTCTTTGGTAAAAAAAGAAGGTTGCAGCGTTGTTGCTGATGACTTCATGCTTGCCACTGCTGCTGATATTGTAGCAGATCCTTCTGCTCCTGATGCATTTGTTGATGGAATTATGGAAGGTAAAGAATGGGTTTGGGATAATGGCATCCTCAAAGAGGCAGCAATTGCTCAAATGAAAATTGAAATTGACCAAGCAACTCTTATTAACTTGCAGGAAAGAAAAGTTTCCGCGTTTGCAAGTTTTCTTAAGAGTTTGTGATTTATAAATAAATACAGACAACGCTAATGCATAACGGAGTTCAAACAAATGGCTGAGACCTCACTCGATAAAGAGTTAGATAACATGGAAGAAGTGACCGAAGGTTCTAACGTAGTTACTAAAGATGCAAAACCTGGAGAGAAGATTGATACTTCTAAAGGTGGTGCAGCAAAAGTAGTTGATGTTACCTCGGATTCCATGGAAGGTGCAAAGGGCACCAAGAATGCAGGATCTTCTGCTGCTAAGGCAGTAGGTAAAGCACCTGTTCCTAGCACCAAACCAAGTGACGCATCTGCAAAAATGGAGGAAACGGAAGATGGCGAAGGCGAAGAAGTCCTCGCTGAAACCGAGTACGACTTTACTGAAGATGTTGACGCTCTTGTCGCTGGTGAAGAACTCTCAGAAGAGTTCCGTTTAAAAGCAGCAACTATTTTTGAAGCGGCAGTGACCTCTAAGGTCAATGCAGAAGTTTCAGCGTTGCAAGAGGTATTTGAATCTACCTTAACTGAAGAAGTTGAAAAGATTCAAACAGATTTGGCCGAGAAGGTTGACAACTATCTCACTTATGCCGCCGAGCAGTGGATGAAGGAAAATGCCCTTCAGATCGAGCATGGCATTAAGACTGAGATGGCAGAGTCTTTCTTCAACGGTCTAAAAGGTCTCTTCTTAGAGCACAACTTTACAGTGCCTGAGGAGAAATTCAACCTGCTTGATGGTATGGCAGGTGAGCTTGATGAAATGGAAGCTAAACTCAACGAGCAAATCGACACCAATGTATCTTTGAACAAAAGAATTGGTGAGTTTGTTAAAATGGAAATTGTGAACGAATGTGCTACGGGACTCGCTGAGACCCAAAAGGAGAAGCTTGCTTCTCTTGCAGAGGGTGTTGAGTTTGAAACTGAAGATGACTTTAGAAATAAAGTTAATACGATTAAGGAATCCTACTTCACTAGAAAGGCTGAACTTGCAGAATCTGCAAGCGACCCCAGTGTAGAAGCAGCGGAACCCCTTATCGAAAGCACGGTGAGTGGATCAATGTCGAAGTACGTTGATGCAATCGCTCGCTGGTCCAAATAATTATTAATTAACTACTAAAACTGGAAACAAAAATGTCTTTACAACAACTCCAGGAGAAGTGGGCACCCGTTCTGAATCACGATGCTCTTCCTGAGATCGCTGATTCCCATAAGCGTGGCGTCGTCGCACAACTCCTCGAAAACCAAGAAAAAGCACAAGTTGAAGAATCTGCGATTCTCAACGAAACTCTTCAAACAACTGGCTACACTGGCGGTTCTACAGCAACTGGTCCTGTTGCAGGTTTCGACCCTGTACTGATCAGCCTCATCCGTCGCTCCATGCCTCAGCTTATCGCTTATGATATTGCTGGCGTTCAACCGATGACTGGTCCTACTGGACTTATCTTCGCAATGCGTACCAACTA